TCAAATGCTTCTTGCTTTGTTTCTGTCGGCAAAGTGACTTCTTCAGTCGGCTCTGTGACATTTCTAAACAACGCCTTTAGCTTTAATATTTCACCCTCTAAAGCATAGCCTAACTCATCGCTAATATCACCCTTACGGATAAGCTTCGCAACGTTGTCAAACCTAGCATATAGTTTCTCTAAATTCTTTTCGCCTTTAACGTCCATAATTTTAGCTTGGTCGTTAGCAGCTAATGTTACTGCACTAATTTCAAAAAGTTTTACCTCACGCAGTTCACGGTAATCACCTTTGTTTTCTTTTACTATTGGTAATATACCTACGCTGTTTTCGGTAATAACCCCAGCTTTCATTAATTCAATAACATCTTTACCCAAACGGGTTTTAGGAATTTCCGCCACAAAAACAAGTCCTTTTGTATCTTCGTACAATTCGGGAATCTTGCCGATAGGCTGCATCATATCGTGCTGGTAAAGGTATTTAACCCTTTCGCCATTCTCTTTAATTGTCTTTTGGTACGCACCCTTACGAATAACGTCCATATCGCTGTCTTTGTTATCAAAGTACGAGCCATAGCCTTTAACGATACCAGCTTCGGTATCAGCATCTAACAATTCGTGAAGTGGCGCAGCCTTATATAAAAACTCCATATTCTATTTTTTTCAAAATTAGTCAAAAAATTTTATTATAAATCTAGGGTGCTTACTTGCGGAATTTGGATAGTAACGCAACGGCAATTAATGCGATTACGCCCCGAACCCTGTCCAGCCCTCATTAAGCGTTCGCCACCTACAAAAAAGGTTTCGTTGCTTAATACTTCTTGATTATTTACTGCACCGTGCCAATCACGCTCCCTGCCGTCCATTGAAGTTATCCAACGTTTTTTTAGTTGTTCTCTAGGGTACATTGTTACCGCACTTTGTTCTATTGCGTAGTTTGCAGCTGTGGTTGCTTCGGTACGTACTATACGCTCGGCTTGTAAATAGCTTAACTTATCAAACCTAGCTTGTAACATTCTAGCACGAACGGTAGCCCCAGAACGTTGAAATTCCTCGCTTAATACTAGCTTACGTATTACCTTTTTTATTGTAGCTAACGCTGTGCCTTGTAATAATACTATTTGCTCACCTGCATAGCGTTTAGCAAACGAAGCAAAATCGTTAGCCCATATTTCGCTAAACAGGTCTAGGTTGGGTTCTGCTTTAGTTGTATAATCTTTAAACTCGTTGTAATACCATAGCGCAAACTGTCCGCCTATTTTAACGTATAGGTTTACTAGCATATCCTGCATAAGTTCAAACCTAAAAATAGCCCGTTCGTCTATGGGTAAGTTATCTACCGCCTGTGGTATTACCTTGCGGTACTCTTGGCGATATAGTTTAGAAACAGCACTAATATTTAGGCGTTCTGCCTTGTTTAGTTCCTGCTCCCATTTATTGCGTATTTGCTCATTAGTCATTACGCAGTTTTTCCATTTTGCGAATAGCCCAATCAACACCAGCTGTACCTCCCCATAAATTCCAAGCTACATAGCCGTTATCCTTCCAAGGGGTATCTTTATACTCATCGGCTACCTTAGCGTTTTCACGGTGGCGGTTAAATTGTGCCATACGGCTTATGGTATTTACCGATAACGCCTCACGACTTGCTAATTGGTTAGCACGTTGCCAACCTACCTCTGTACCACCACGTACCTCATCACGCCCGTATTTTTCTCGCCATTCTAGCATACGCTTGGCGTTATTAGTTGCAGCTTGTGGGTAGTCGCTATAAGTTTGCTTTTGTAATAGTTCCTGTAATAACGCTTTTACTTCTTCGTTATTATTTTCTGCTGGTACTTCTGCGACTTCTTCTTCGGGCAAATCACCACCGCTTAAAGGTATAAGGTTAGCAGGAATAAAATAATCGTTTAAAGCATCGTTTTCTTCGTCCATACCGTACGACATTACTTCACGCTTTTCGTTAGGGGTTACCCACCAAGCCTTTGCAAGTTGGTCAACCACCTTTTCAGTTTCCTCTTGCATTTCGGGTATAGCAGTAAAGTCATACTCAACGCAAAGCTTATCGCCAAACCTAGGTGCTAACCAACGGTTTAACTCGTCTTGTATTTTAAGTAGTTCGGGTATTACTGCCATTTGGTACAATGCCTTTTTAGCTTCCTTCATATTGTTATACGTAGAAGCGTCTGTATTATTTAGCATCTGTACAGGTACACCGTAAATATTACAAAGGTCTTTAACCGAAGCGTTATACTGTTCTATAAGTGAAAGGTCAGCAGCAGATAAACCAAAGTTTACCCACGATAGCTTTTTAGGCGTAATAAGTACATCACCTGCATTACTTGCCCCTTGGTGTTGTTTTCTAAACTTATCTTTTAGCTGTTGGGCTTGTACTTCGTTTATATCGCCTTCTTCGCTCATTAAGATACCACGAGCGGTTTGGTTTTGTAAATACTTAACTCCAGTTGTAACGGCTTCGTTATTGGTGGTTAGCGAACGTAAACCAGCTTGTAAAGGCGATTGACCGTAAAGGTGAGAACCCGTACCATCTACATAAGGATTGAAGTCCTTAATATGGCAAATTAACTCCGCAGGTATTCTATGCGTACCGTTGTACTCAATCGTATATTCCTTTACAGGTTGCATAATACCGCCACTAATTATTTCCATAATCTGCGAAGGCATTACGTACATTTCTTTAAACCTACCAGCAGCAGCACCAGTTTCGGGTGCTATACCGTATATATAACCGTTACCCGTTAGTTTTCGGAAAGCAATAAGTTCGGTTAGCCAACTAGAATACGATTGAGTTGCGTTTGGGTTTTCTAGTATTTCGTGTAATGGCGTACCCTCTAGTTCAATTAACGCACGTTTGCGTACCAAACTAGCCTTGTACATAGCGTTACTATCAAGCGTACCGCTAGTAAGTGCTTTATACCTTTTGTATTCGCCTTCGTTACTCTTTTCGTAAACCTGTAAAGGTATTGTTGTTGCTGCCTTGGTTATAATGTTTATTAAGCTGTAAACCGTAGCGTTTTTTTGATAGCCTTCTTTTATATAGGTGTCGTCTGTTTCCCTGTTCCAAAGAATGCTCTCACCTAGCCAGTTGTATATAGCCTTGTTATATTCTAACGCTGATTGTTGTGCGTTTTTGGTTAGGGCGTTACGTAGCCTATCTAAAAGTGAAGCCATTAAAATAAAATTTTATTCAAAAATACAAAAAGTAGTGAAACACTAAATCACGAAGAAATCGTTACGTTTGCCATACTGACTATAAACCGCATAACGTAAAGCGTCCATCAAATGATTATTTCTATCGACGGGTTTGTTTATTATTGTCCCATCTTTCAACTCAGTCCAGTAATAGGCACTGTACTCACGTGCTAAATTGGTACTTTGTTGGCTTACGTAAACATCGTACTCTTTAAGCAAACTAATACCAGCGTTTATACTTCCCTGCCCTTTTATAGCAGGTTTTACCCAGCAACCTAGGCGTTTTAAATCTTCAATACTTTTTGGCTCTGCACTATCGCAAAATGCCAACGTTTGGTCTAAACCTTTTTCTTTTAAGAAGTCGGCTATATCTTGGTTGGTCATACCTTTTTCGTAGCAAAGCTCGTGAACGTACAAACGGTCATTTATTTTGCCTACTTCTAAAATTGCTAACTCGTCATTAGAAAATCCAAAGTCAATACCTAGCACGGTTTCATCAAATTCAGGAAACTCCTTAAACGGTATAAACTGCCAGTTACTAAATATTTGCCTTGCACTAAATACAGCTTTTTGCCCCTCACCATATACACGCCAATAGTCAGGGTCACGCTCACGCATACGCTCTATTTCGTAAACTAACTCCTTGCTTAAAAACTTATTGTCCTTATAGGTGGTAATCCACGTATCGCAATCCTCACGGGGTATAACATCTTCATAAATCCAATGTATTGGGTCAGATGGGTTAAAGTCAATTATTACGTAATCGGTAGTACGCATATTAATTTGGCGAAAATCCTCTAGCGTTAGTTCGTTCGCCTCGTTTAAAAAAGCTATGCTTCTTTTTCTCCCTCTTACCTTTTGGGGTTCATCTAAACTTAAAAACTCTAATAGGTGGTTATTGTACCTAAACGTGTTATTTGACTTATTGTGTTCGCCAAGGTAGTATATACCCGTTTCCTCTAGCACGTTTATTAAATCACGGTAAACAGAAGCCTTTAAAGCTGGTAGGGTTTTACGTATTACGCTTATTGTTAGCGGTTCGCTTTGTGTAGTAAGTAAGTAAGCTATGTATTGACATATAGCGTAGGTTTTACCACTACGTGTACCGCCTTGGTGTACCCTAAAACGTTTATTGCTTTTTAGTACATCGTAAAACTGCCTATTACAATACTGCTCTACTTTTCTTTTTGGTCTGCTGGTTTCCATTCTACTAACGTGCTACTTACACCGCCTTCGTGCATTATTTCTTGGCGTTCAACGTAGCCCCGTTTTTTCCCTTTTGTCTTTAATAAAAATATTGTTGCTGTTGTATTACCCTCGTTTATTTGTTTGTGCAGTTGGCTTTCAGCAAAGTCTAGTACCATATTTTCTAGGGCTTCAACTTGTGCTGCGTATTCCTTGTCCTTTTGTAGCCAGTCGTAATGCGTTTTACGAGTTATACCAACGCTATTAGCTGCGGTTGTAACAACGCCTAGTGATTTTTCTAGGGCTGCTAACATCGCCTTTTTTAGTGTAACATTTTGCTTATTTGCCATAGGTCAAAATTAGGCAAAAAAAAAGGGGCTTTCAAAACCCCTTAAAAATTTACTTTAATTAGTAAGAATTATGTATTCGTTCAGACTGTTCGTCAAGCCATTCGAAGTACAAGTCAATATCATCAAATTCTAGTTCCTCGCAAGTTATAGGGTGAAAGGCAAAAACAACAACATCGTTTTCTTCTGTTCTACCCTCGAATATAGCTATTGAATATCCGCCGTCATAAGCAATATAAACGTAACCACTTCTTGAGTTATAACCAACCTCCATAATATCATCTTGGTAAGTTCCAAATAATTGAGCGTAATCATAAAGGCTTACTAAAGACCTTAACTGGTTTGGGGTAAATTCTTCTACTCTTTTAATGAAATCCATAATAAATTGTTTTTAGTTTTAGTTATTATTTACGTTTTGCGCAAAGTGGGTATAAACGAGTGTAATAGTGTGTACCCTTCTTAATACGCTTTTTATTAGAAAATACAATATCTTCTTCTGCTACTGCATCTATTCTACCATAGTACCCTACTTCTTCTCTGTCAGGTTCAGAAATATTGATTGAGCCAACGTATTTATTGTCAACCATATACTCAACAAAGTAACCGATATTTTTAAAAGCATTTCTCATTTTAGTTGTTTTTAGATACAGCTAAAATAAAAATTTTTTTTTAATTACAAAAATTAAATTCCTACAAATGCTTTTAATGGGTAGAAAATTAATGAATTACGATAACCACCTTCAACCGTTGGTAATATTGGTGTTACCCCGTGTACATTTCGCCAAGCTGGGTAAACTAACATAGAGTTATCTGCTTGTTCAAAAGTTGCTCCGTAATCAGGAACGTTTAAGCTACCTCCTTTTGAATTATTACGTTTGGTAAGTATTACGTTTACCGCTCCTTCAATGTTTCCTGTATCACGATGAAAAGGTGCAGCTATGTTAAAGTTTGAAATACTGGAGGTAAAAAGGTTTCCAAAACGCCATTTTTTTGGCACTTCTTGAAACAATCTTTCTTGTTGTTCGTATATGTTTGGTGCTATTTCTTTTATAATCTTTTCGCTTTCAAGGGCGGTCGCCAACATTACCTTAATAAATGTTGCTGCTTTTTTGTTTTTGTGTACTGATGAAATAGTAGGGTAAGGTCTGCGCATCATTGGTCTTGGTGCTACGGAACCTAAAATCGTAGAGTATTGTTCTACAAGGTTTTCTTCCCCTCGCTTACCATACTTCTCGTAACCGTCCATAACGGCTGCTGAACGAGTCATTAAGGACTTAGGAACGTTGTCGCTACGAAACTCTTTATTTGCTAAAGCCAAAAGGGCAGTTAATTTTTCGCTATACTTTGATAAATTTGAAATATAAAATCCGATTATTTCGCCTTCCGATTCTAATAAACAATCTTCGGTTACCGTAGGTGTTTTGTAATCACATTGGTCGCCTATTTTTACGTTGTGCTGTTTCTGTTCTAATTTTATTGTTTTCATACAACCTTTTTGTTTAGTGAC